GCGAAATATTGACGGCTTGGCAGACGACTGGAGGTTGTATCTGCGGTCTTTTACGCCGGGCGAAGTGCGTCAGTTATGGCAGATCGGTCGCGGTAACATGCCACTAAGACGCAGGCGAAGATACACGCAGCAAGCGGCGGGCGGATTCAAGGCTTATTGGGCTAATCGACAACACTTAATCGGAAGCGGAGTTTATTGATGTACCGTAAGAACGTCGCGAATCAATACATTTACTTCGCTTTGGTCAGCACTTCGACAGGCACAGGCTTAACGGGTGCCAGCGTCACTGCTTATCTAGCTCTCGACAATGGTGCGCAAGCGACAGCTACAGGAACGACGAGCGAGCTTGGTAATGGTCAGTACAGGTTCAACTTGTCGCAAGCTGACACAAATGCAGACGAGGGTTCGTATTTGTTTATTGCGACTGGTGCTTCTCCTGTTGAAAAGACTGTTGTATTTACGGCAGCGAATCCTAGTGACGGCGCGGCGTTTGGATTGAGTAAGCTTGCAGACATCGAGACCGACACGCAAGATATTCAATCGAGGCTACCAGCGGCGTTGAATGGCGGTCGGATGGTAAGCAATGCGGAAGTGGTCAGCGATTCGACAATCGCCAAAGAAGCGACACTTACGAACCGCCCAACCCTACTACAGATCGAAGGTTCAACTGTCCTAGCCAAAGAACTGACTGTTGCTAGTCGTGCTACACAAGCAAGTGTCAACTTGATTCCAACTAATCCACTACGAGACAACGATGCAAGACTAAACTTCATTGATGCCTCGATCGCTACATCGGCTTCAAGCATACTATCTGCAATCTCTAATCTTAACAACTTGAGTGCAAAGTGCAACCTCTTCGGGTCATCGGTACTTGAGGCACCAGAGACGGGGTCAACGTCTTACGAGTTTACACTCGTAGTGAACGACGATGAAGGCAAGTTAGTGAATCTTGACGCGTTGCCTACCATCACTGCAACGAACTCTAGTGGTGTAGATAGGTCGACTAACTTGTCAGCGGTAACGAACCCATCTGTTGGGAGATACCGATTCACATACACTGTTGCTGCCTCTCATGCACGCGAGCCTTTGCGAATAGACGCGAGTGGCACTGTTAGTTCAGAGGCGAGATACGCGCCTTGGTCTGGAGCTGTCGTTGACTTTGATAACTTGTCAGTTCTTAATCAGATCTTGTCAGAACTTGCTCTTAAACCGACGCTGCTTCAAATTGAAGCGTCAAGCATTTTAGCAAAAGTCACAACACCGCTTATCGTCGGGCAAGTCAACGCAGGCGCAATCACTGCAGCGTCTATCGATGCGACTGCAATCACAGTCCTGCAAAATGGGCTAGCGTTGCAAAGTACTTCGTTGCTTATCGATAAATGTACAAAACTGATTCCTGCATTATTGTAGGTATAACCATATAGGAGGTCATCATGGGTGTTTATACGGGCCATTTAGGGGCCATCAACGGCATATCAAACGTTAGGAATTGGACGATCGAAGAGACGTCCGATCCAAAGACAGCTGTTTCGTCTGCGACACGACGCGGCACAAGTCGCAAGTCCGGGATAAAGTCGTGGACTGGCACTTTTGCGCAGTACGGCGGGAACCCGTCGTATATGCCAGGTGACATCCTGCCTTTCATCGGGTACCGCAATGCCACAACGGATGTACGAAACACTAATGGTATTCGTAGCACTGGCGACATCATCATCGATAGTGTGGCCATCACGTGGAATTGGAACACGAATGAGATCATCAGCATGGTCTCTAACTTTAGTGGAGACGGCGCATTGGCACATGCATCAGGCGCTGGAGTTATCGATGCTACTGTTGCCGATAACAAGACGCCTTGTGGAACGAATGTGCTTGTCGACGACGTCATTCTGCCAGATGTTTTGACAGCTACTCTTACTCTAAGTATGGCGAACCAGCCTTTCGTAAGTTCGTCGACTAACTGTTGGACGAAACGTAAACGTGGAGGCGCATTGGACTTCACCTTGGCAATCGCACAGTACAATGAAGCAGGGATCGGCCCAGTTAACATTGGCGCTGACGCTATTGTTAAGCTATACACTAATGACACAGACTTCTGGTCGCTCAAATGGTGCCAGTTGCAAGGCATCACCGGTGTTACGGTTGACGTCGAGACCGGTGCAATCATTCAACAGACTCTTAACTTTAACTTCAACGCTATTAGTGCTGGAGTTCTTGGGCACATTCGCAAGCCTGGTTCACTAACTGACTACTGGCCATCAACACCATGACCCATGCTCACATCACTGGTGCGTCAGCTCCTATTAAACTTGGTGACAAGTTGTATGACGTGTCGCCTCTTACGGATAAGGACATCGCCGAGCTTGATGCGTACTGTAGGCACGTGCATATTCAAACGGCGATTGATGCATCAAAAGGCCAAGATAGCAGCATCGTAGACAAACTGATCAATGCAGCTGTTATGCAAGCGTCTGCAATCACGTTCATGTCACCTCAAGGTGCAGCAATTATCAAGAGTCAGAATGGTGTAGCCCGCATACTCTGGCACGGGCTTAAACACAAACATCCTAGCCTGACGCATGAGCAAGTCAGAGCGATGATGTACGACCCATCGTCCATCAAAGAAGCTAACAGAGTCTTCAAAGAACTCAACGTTGAGCCGCTCGCTGAGGTAGCGGCCAAGGGAAAAGCGCTGGCGGACGCTCGCTTACGCAGGAAGAAGTCTACATCGAGATTATCAAAAGGTACAAGATCACGCCGAAAGAAATAGCAAACTTAACGCGTTATCAACAGTACGCAATGTTAGGGATCATACAACCGCGTCATAAAACATTCGAGACGATTGAGGAGTATCAAGAATGGCAAATGAAGCGGTCATCGACATAAAAGCCAACAATCGTAAGCTTGAGTCTGATCTTGATGAATCTGAAGCACTAGTCAAACAGTTCGCAGGCGGCGTAAAGATAGCGCTTGCAGCAGTCGCAGGCGCATTCGTATTCGATGCTATAAAGACGAGCATTGGTGGATGGATCGGTGATGCGTCAAACGCAAGTGACGCCACTGCAAAGCTAGCGGCCATCATTCAGTCTACAGGCGGAGCCGCTGGGTACACTGCTGACCAGCTTGCCCAGATGGCAGATGAATTAGAGAAGACGACTGGCATTCAAGCTGAATCGATCCAGCAAGCACAGGCATTATTGCTGACGTTCGACAATGTGCGTGGTGATCAGTTTCAAAAAGCCACTGAACTTGCGACTGACTTAGCTGCAACGCTCGGTGTAGATGTTGCAGCTGCTGCGCGTATGGTCGGCAAGGCTCTTGACGATCCAGTCGATGCTGTGAATGCACTCGCGCGTGCTGGCGTTGACTTCACCGATGAACAGAAGCAGATGATTCAATCTCTTGCTGAATCGGGCGATGTCATAGCGGCTCAAGAACAGATCTTAGCTGCTCTTGAAGACAAAGTAGGCGGCGTCGCTGAAGCTATGGGTGATACGTTCTCTGGCAAGCTAGCGATCTTAGGAGCAAAGTTCGGCGACCTAGGGGAGACGATCGGCGGCATCATCATACCGTACATCGAAGCATTGCTTCCAGCCGCTGAGATAGCGATCTCTGGAGTGCAAGCTCTCTTAGACATCTTCGCGGAGTTCGCAGGAGCGGGAGAGGACTTTCAGACATCGTTCGCCGATGCCATAGTTGATGCGTTGCACACCGTCGTAAAGATAGGCGTAGACTCTTTCACCTATCTAATGGCAACGATGGAGACGTGGAGCATGCAGTCAGAGCGAGACACCATGGCAGTGTTCTTGTCTTTCACAACGCTCTTTGAGGATCTTAAGTATTGGTTCACTGACAAGCTGCCAGCATATATTCAATGGTTTGGAGAGAATTGGTCAAACATCTTAACTGATATGGCGTCGTTCACTTCGACGGTGTTCACTAACATGTGGACGAACATTAAGAACTTTTTCTCTAACGTATGGAAGTGGCTATCAGGCGATGAAGTTTCGTTTGAATGGAAAGGCCTAACTGATGGCTTTGAAGCAACGACGAAAGAGTTACCAAAGATCGCCGAGCGTAACCTCACTGACACTGAGAAGTATCTTAAGTCGTCTATATCTCAGATGGATAAAGAGATTGCTGCAGTCTATGATAGACGAAAGCAAGAAGGTGATCAGTTTGTTGAACGCATCTTTAATCGTGATAAGAAAGTCAAGACTGACTTCGAAACCACAGAGTCTAAAGAACGAAGAAAGCTTGGTAAGACTGAAGAGAAAAAGACTGAAGAGAAAAAGACTGAAGAGAAAAAGACTGAGACGAAAACACCGTCATTGCCGCAAGTGAAGCAAGAGTCGACAACGGCAGGACAGACGACGGGCATTGAAGACCTGTACAAACGAATCAGTGAAGCATCGGCTAAAGCTAGTGAGATGCCTATCGATGCGATGAATCAAGCTAACGCACTGATGAGCACGTTTCAAGTTCCGTCACAAGATCAACAAGTGCAAGCGGATAAACAAGAACCTGCACAGCCTGCAATCCCTGAAACGCCGGCTCCGCCTGAAGTTGTAATGAAGGCACCTGAGGCACCTGCACAGGAGACTATCGATTACACTAATGTCTTTAACTTGATGGTGACTAAGCTTAGTGATACAGTGTCGGCTGTTGACAGGGTTACGACAGCAGTTAATGATCTCAACATAGGAGCAGTCGTCTAATGGGCACATACAGCAGCGTCGTAGCGTGCGAAGAGATGCACGGCACGAAGAAAGAGAACGCGTCTGCTACGAGCTTTAGTGCTTCGGTGAATCTCAAGTGCTCTTGGGCTGATAGGTTCACGCTTGCCGACGATCTTGTAACAAATGCGCGCGCGTGGCCGTACTTTGCCCTAGCCAAAGCGCGTCAAGTAGCTATCACTCCTGTTTACGCAAAGTACACAACATCAGGACAGACGTGCGAGTATGAAGAAGCCATATTATCTGTGACATATAACACTGATCCTGATAGAGATCTTGTCACTGAGTCGATCGAACCTACAGCTGAGTTTCGTATTCTTGATCATAGAGCTTTCCGATGGCAGAACAATAACGGTCTATTGCTCAATGAAAATGAGGCTCCAGGGCAAATTATACGAGGATTGAACATCGTTCGTACTTTGTACAATAGACCGTCCGTACCTATCTCTTTGCTATCTCTGCCAGGCACTGTTAATCTTGCAGCATACACTTCCACGCTGCTTGGACTGACATTCGCGCCTGAGACACTGCTCTTTGGAATACAGCCTATCACACGAAGCATTAAGCTTAGTGGCAGCACTGGGTATAATGTCACGGTGAAGATGTCGTATAAAGAATCGACTTGGAACCGATTCTGGAATCAAAAGACAAAATCCTACGAATCTATTTACGAGTACAATGGCTTGGCGTACAAGCCTTATGCCCCAGCTTCGTTCTCTGACTTCTTGTTCTAATGCAGTACCAACCTGGCGATAAGATACGAAAAGAGCATATGAACAGCCTCATAGCGTTGCTAGGGGACGGGTTCAAGGGTGTAGACTTCACTACATCAAGCGGTGACATTGTTCAAACGAAGCGAGTCACAGCTCTTAATGACGTCGTAATCAAGCCAGTGCAGCTGATGCCAAAGTACTCGGCATACGTCGTGACAAACGAGGGCGGTTTGCAAGGCTTTCAGTATGATGATGACACTAAGAAGCCAGTAATGTCAGTGACAAAAGCTGATGTGCAAAGTAGTGGCGAAGCACTATTAGTGACCAATGGCAGCATTGAGCTGCAAGCTAATCAGAAGGGTTATGGGCACATTCTTAGAGAGGGCGAGTTCGCATGGATTCAAGCAGACGAGAACTGCAATGGCGTATGTGGCATTGATCCTTCGACCGGTAAGCTTAAGATGGGGTGGCCTGGGTTCATATCCGGAGGTCATGGCACTGTTGATGGAGTCCTGTGCGCATATGTTACACGCTATAGAGGCATCGAGTTTGGCAAAGCTGTAAGCGGAGGCGGCGGTCAATGGTCAATGATCAATGTTACGCTCTATAAAACGAATTGGAATGTGGGGCCGCCTACTGGTCCCTGGGCTGCTCCTCCATTAACGACTTGCGTCGTAAAAGCCATTAACATTGCGCCTAGCACAGTTAGTGTCGGAGGCACGTGCTTGCTCTTACCGCATAGAGGACTTTACTTAAGCGTTGAGGTGTGCTAATGCCAATGGGGAAATGCTGCTGTTGGTGTGAATACGAAGACTGCCCTCGCATATGTGTAGGCAACAACCCGTGCACTACTAGGCTAGTCGTGTCAGGCAATCATCCAGCCGATCTCATCTACCCTATAACCTACACGTCTGATCCAGGACCATTAGGACCGTTCCCAAAAGGGTGCGGGCTTGTAGGTGAAGCTAGCCCTAACCTTGCAGCATCAACTGGGCACACTCATTTAAAGAGTTGGACAGCTGGGATTAGGTATTGGGATAGCGTTGATCGTACAGCTTATGTGTGTTGTGGTTTCGGACCTTACACTGAGCACCCTGCTTTTAGAGAAGTTGGGTCGGGTGTTCATGTGACCGGCACCTGTTCACGTGCCGATATGCGATATAGCGGGTTAAAAGTGCTACTTCGAAGAGACAAGATACTTCTTTACGGCGAATGGGTCTGTGTCGTACGCGCAGACGTATGCTTAAAAGTAAAGCGACACATAGAGACGCAATGGAAGACTTGTCATTATGAAACGATCACTAACACGATATATGATTTGCCGTTTGAATGCGGCATCATACAAGGGCAAACGGGTACATACACTGGTACGTGCGGCTGGTGCCAAGCGAATAACGGCCCGCGTAGTTCATATCCTAATCCAGGCGACATTACTCAAGCGCCATACCCGTCAATAAGCTGCCCAGAATTGACAGATGCTCAATGGGAAGCAAGAGGTGAATATTGCTTTTGGAGAAGCAAGTACTTTATGCTGTCATCGATTGCGTGCGGACCTATCACGCTGACTTTTGGTCCTGAAGATGATCAGCCTAACTTTGACTCATCTTGCTGTGCTGGACTAACACAGCCACCAATCACAATGTATGAGCCAGACGATGACCCAGTGGCCACACCGTGTGGCGGGCAATCTTTGACAAACTGCCCTCGTACGAACCCGACCACAACGGATTATGGGTCTTGGAACACTCCACCATTTGACCCGTTTGGAGTCATAGTCAACGACCCTCCATTTTGCAGCGAAAACTCCGGTGGCTTCGGTGGTCTTTTCATAAACAAGTGCTTGCCACGCTTTAAAGAAGATGCAAGGAATCAAGGGTGGTCACGCACTGGTGGTTGGACTGGGAACCCTAAACTTTTAGCTGAGGTTGAAGACACATGGACCTTACACCTGGACTGTTCCGCATCAAGTTAATTGGCGTTGAGCCTGCAACTACAGCTCCACCGACAACCATACTACCAGACGCAGCAGGCCCTAAAGCATGGAAGATGCTGCACACTAAACGCAATCCGACTCTTGAGTGGCTAGAGAAGCATTGGGAACCTCTTATACCTGAGCCGTGTAATTGCGGTAAGAGCTATAGCTGCTATAAGTTAGAGAATCCGCCTGACTTTAAAGATGATTTTACTTGGGGTTGGAGGCTTCATAACTTCGTGAATTGCAAGCGTGGGGTAGGTAAGATGACGTACCATACTGCATTGCAGCATTGGCGCCCGGACATTATGCCTAGTACTTGTCGTAAGCCTCGAAACGCCACTATAGTGACATCATTTTATCCTAGGAATATTGATAGGCAACTTAAGTGTTTACGATCATGGTTCGCTAACGGGTTTGACGTCGTTTCAGTGAATCTTAAGGATGAGATCAACGACCTCAAAGACATCTTCCCAGTTAGGTTCGAGATAAGCGAGCCTACTCTGCTGTATGATAGGCCAGTGCCTAAAGTTTCAAGCATGCTTCACGTTAAAGTGAACACCCAACTGAAGCTTATTATAAACTCTGACATTGAGATGTTACACGATTGCGAATCTTTCCTATCAAATGCGCCAGCTATCGGCATACGACGGAATTACTTTGACACCCCGATGGATGATGATATTGAACGCTGGGGCATGGATGCATTCCTACTGCACAATGACACGTGCTCTACATTCCCTGATCTTGACTTTGGCATTGGGCAGCCGATGTGGGACTACTGGGTCCCATGGCATCTTGAACGATTAGGTGTTACTGCAAACTGGTTTGTGGATCCTCTCTTTTTTCATAAGCGTCACGACATAAGATGGGACAACTCTGCACTAAAGATCGGTGAAGATCTTATCGATCGTCATTATAACTCGGGAGAAGATTGGGGGCTGTGGAGACTGAATCGCCCGTATCATGATGCTGAGCAAAGAAAGATTATATTGAAGCGGCGATACAATAAAGAAACTGAGATGCACTAGAATGCATCATATAATTGTACGATAGATATATCAACTGTACTTGTGAAAGTGCATTCTAGTGTAAACTAGGAACCCAGTTGATCAGTAGTACACAGGTTTTGAATTTGAACTAGCATCTAGCCAGCTTTTTTCGCTATAGCCTACCCCAACTCGAATAGGCACGCGTAAATCGATTGACGGCGACTCGAGTATGCGAGCAATGTCCTTGCGAACCTCTTCGTTGTACTCTTCTTTAGGCATTGTGATGATAAGTTCATCGTGCACGCTGCCTATCACTTCGTAGCCTGCCTCCATCAATGCAATCAGCCTGTCTTTCATAAGGTCAGCAGCTGATGATTGGTTTGCAGAATTAAAAGCTTTACGCGCGTGATCCGATGGTAAGTGACGGCGGCGTCCATATAAGTTACGAACATACCCCCGTTGCCTACACAGCATCTCAGCCTCGCGTGAAGTGACGCGAAGGTTAGGCAATTTCGCGTGATAGGTGTTATAGATGTCATTGCCACGAGCTTCAGCTAAGCGCTTAAATTCGAGCGGGTCTGTCGCATTGATACTTTCCACGACGTCAGGGTCAACACTAAGCGCACTAATCAAGCGAGCCTTCCCGCCACCATAGCCCATCAAAAAGTTAACAGTCTTTGCAGGCTTACGCTTGATGCCGCACAGATCTGCAACCCACTGATGATAGTCTTGATCTGGGTTTGCGTGATATGCTGCAATGGCATCAGGATCTTTTATGTAGTGCACGATAGTGCGATACTCGATCTGTGAATAATCACACGATAACAAGATGTGGCCTTCACGAGGAACGATAAGTTCTTTAGCTTCTATCATAAGCTGCTGCATGTTTGGTTTCATGCAGCTCATGCGTCCAGTTCGGACACTCGCGTTATACGATGGATGTAGCACTCCATCGATATTAAGCTCTAAGTAGGTAGTTAAGAACGTGCCGTTAAATGTAGCTAAGCGCCTATACTCTAGCATCAGTTTTAAGACATCGACTGGAGCATTAGGATACGACATGTACGACTTAAGAGCATGTTTATCGAATGAAGGTGCGCCGGTATCGGTGAACGCAATGACTGGCAGCCCGTGGGTGTTGCAGATAACATCAAAACAATCCTCATCCGAGTTTGCTTTGATGCTATAGCCGATAAGAGTCTCTAATTCATCGTCTATTTGAGACATGCGGTGAAGAGTCTTAAGCTGAACTGCCATCGTGTTCATCACGTCGATGTTCATTCCCGATCTTTCGATGTGATAAAGCGCTTTAGTGATCTTATTCTCAAGCTCACAGACTCTTAAGCACTCTGCAGGGATGTTGTCGATAAGATACTTATGCAACTTACGCGTTACGAACACGTCATCAGTGCCGTATGGGGCCATGACATCGACTGGAATCCAACCAAAGTCCTTATTTCCTTTGAGATATGGCTTCATTTCTTTTTCGTGATGGCTGATATCATGGTTCAACCAATCTTTAGACAAGAAGTCGAGACCATATCTCATCCTATCAGAGTTAAGAATCTTAGCATGTGCTAGCGTATCGATGACATTGCACTTTACTTCAACGCCAAGGTTATTGCTGAACACATGCATGTCGTACTTAATGTTATGATTTATCCATGTGTCACAGCTATTTACGACCTCTTCAAGCCATTGATAAACTGGTTCCCATGGCAAATTGCCACCTCTGTGATGGCATACTGGCACGTACCACGCATCCGGGCAATCATCGGCTGTGACGCATATGCCAGATATGTAACAGTTCTTCCAGACGTTTAAAGAATCGAGTTTAGTGTCACCGCTTGTAGTCTCAAAGTCGAGGTATAGACGCTGGCTCTTCTGCAAACATGGCAGATCGTCGAGCGTCGTACATAATCTTCCGCCGTTCGATAATTTCATAGTGATCTCCAAAGTATGTTACTGGTATGATGCTAGGCACCCGGTACGGGTGTATGGAAATAACATCGGTGATGTTGCTTGAATTAAGTATAAGCCCAGCGCAGAGTTCGCAAGGCGAATGCGTAGTTATGATGTAACAGGGCGTAGTCTTATCGTCGAGCTTCAATAACGCATTAGCCTCAGCGTGTATGCAGCCGCATGACCCTGTCACGTCTCTGCAAGAGGAGTTATCTCTTCCGCTTGCAGGCCCGTTATAGCCGAACGCTAAGATGTCTCTTAGCCCGTGATCAACGATCACTGCTCCGACGTTAAGACGCCTGCATTTTGATAGCCATGCGATTTCTTTTGCGAACTTGACCATTACTTCAAGTTTCGCATTATATCGCTCCAGTCCTGGATCCATTTCTTTTTCCTTTCATAAGCGCTGCAGACCTTATCGATGATGCTATCGATGATGTCAGGGTGGTCATTTGAAACGTGAATCTTGTAGTCAGCATAGTAGCCCATCAACTTGAATGTCTCGTTAACCAACGACACTTCGTCATAAGTAAAAAGCTCGCGCTTTTCATCGAACCTACTGCGTATCACCGAGCCATCGGCCGTGATAATGACAGTAAAGGCCATGTACTTCAGCATGAGTGTAGCGTGCAATACTTTAACGTCCTTGATCTTGCAAGACCGGTTCTTCAGTGTTGCAGAGTATGCAACCTCGCTAAGGTGATAGCGGTCTCGCACGGCGTTTGTGGAAGCTAGACGAATATAATCGTCATCGCTCCAAGTATCAGGAAGAGGACCAAGATGTTGATACACCATGCCTAGCTTTTTAGCTAACTTATGAGCTAGTGTTGTCTTTCCTACGCAATCTGTGCCTTCGATTATAAGCATCTTCTAAGATCTCCGAGTCTATGGGAACGTCAAGAACACATTGTAACAACGAACGAACGGTCGGCGACGTGATGGCTTTAATATCATCGCGAACACTATGTAATCGATATCGAGCTTCATGCTGTATGGCGTCAAACAAGTGCGAGAAGTTCTCATCAGCTTGTTCATCGGACCATACACAATACGGGTCGTCAGCAGGGAAGCCTTCCTGCAGCGCTTCTTTAGCTGCTTTGATGTTTTGGCCGTAGATATGAAGGTCAGCGACTTGATGCTGATACCATCCAGCTTTGATACGAAGAGCACCAGCAAGAAAGCGCTGAATTGCAGTGTTGACAAACACGTCATACGGCAGCCCAAGCCATACATCATTTGATCGCATGTTCGCTATCATGCACAGTTCATTATTAACGATCATGAATGTGTAAGACAACGTGCACGGCACGTCATTCGCCCAATCAGCACGCTCAAGATCAGTGTGAAGAAACAGCGGCAGCACAGCGCGTCTTGTATTCGGCGAGTCTACAAGCAGCGAGTAAAGAGCAGTCATTGCAGTGCGTATTCTTGGGCCGTATGCGCCTAGCACCGTGCCATCGTTAGCGAACTTTTCATACTGCGGTGCGTAGTGCTTGATGTGATTCAAGTCACCAGTGGGGTTAAAGTACCAAAAGAATTCACCAGCTGCATAACGAGGATCAAGGTTACGACGGCTATTCGTCAACCATGTCGCTCTCGTCGACGCTAAGCGTGCTACGTAGCCGTGTAGTGCCACTGTTTTTCCGATGCGACTTACTGACTCCTGACCATGGGCGAATAAGTTCTCCAGTGTGTGGGTCCACATTGAATCGATACTTAGGTAGTGTTTCATCTTTAAAATCTCTATCACGGGTTTGAAGGTAAGAGGTTAAATTGAAGATCTTTTCTAGCTTTCCGTCAGCTTGAGCCGTCTTCCATTGCCCAAGCGAACCTTGATAAGTTGCTTCCCAATCTTCGCTGCCCCAGGCATCGTTAAGATAATGAATTGCCTGAGTCGCTACCCACTCTCCAACGCATGGGCAAACACCTTTTGCAATTTGAGCAACAGGGTCTTGGCCTAGCGGCACTATCGGCAGTCCCATTATAGTCGCTAACTCTTCATGTGTCAATCCACGATTGTGTTCAGGATGAATAAAGCGACCAGCTGATGAGAAGATGGTTGGGCACGGACGCTGCCAGGATAGCCTCTTGACGCAGTGCATGCTGAATGGCATACCGCTGTTACGAAGAAGCCAAGTATCTTGCAGTCGTTCGGGCAAATTATCACAGTCGTATTGCGCGAGCATGTTAAGGTCCCAGCCGTTAGGCAGTCGACTTAAGCATGCTTGTTCGTCAGGAGATAGCTTTGTCAACGTCATATCTTGCCGATCTCGCATATGCCAAATAGCATCATACAGCGTTGGAGCGTACTCTGGCAAAGTCATAGGTGAGATGTTGAAGTTCTTCGACTTATCGTAAGCAACGAAAAAGTAACGCTTACGATATTGAGCATTGCCTAAACTTGCAGCATTCACGAATAAGTGCGCGACACGATAGCCTTGAGCTGCAACCTTTTCAACTAGCATATCGATGAGCGGCCTGCCTGTCGAATAAGCTTGTTGAACCGACTCCCAAGCAAAGATCGGGTACCGCCCAGTGCAGTAGTTCATGAACTCCCAAATGTCCCTAGTGCACGCAGCGAAAGGACCGTGTATGCGGTCGTCGTAACCTGCAGTCACAGTGCTGAAACCAGTGCAACGAGGATTGCCAAACGCGAAGTCAGCAGTTATGTCAGGCCACTCAGATGCGGGTGAATTATGAACGGCTACATTGCACATTTGCTTCGCCGTCTCTAATCCAAACCCATGAACCTCTAAGTGATCAGTAACATCGGCTACTTGCTGGACGCCATGAGAGAACCCGCCTGCGAATACGTGAATGCCTACAGCTTTCATAATAGCTTCTTCAAGTTAGGAGGTGTGTAACCAGTCTTGTCTGAACAACGCTGGTCTGATGGCTTCTTGGTCATGTTGCTTCGATGAACTTCTTCGAAAGCTTCAGGCAAAGGCAACTCGAAAACGGCAGCCGTGCCTAATGTTACGTATGACAAGTCAGCTAGACCGTCTAGTACGTCTACCTTTTTACAAGAGGCGAGCCCGATGATAACCTCAGCTAGCTCTTCCATAAGCAAATGAACTCTAAGCCAGCGAACGTCTTTGCTATTGTTATACGACTTGAGTGCATCGCGCGCTTCAGCGTCTAACATCAGCCCGAGCTGGTTCAAGGCTGGCTCAAATGAATTGGGCCAATCGTGTCGAGGCGTGATGTTCATGTGCTCGTGAAATTCTTTCACTTGCTCTAATTGCTCTTTCAAAATTCTACTCCTTCTGGGATGTGGTCTGGCCTATCTGGAAGATCATCAAGGCCCTTAAGAAACGAAATGAAAGCAGACGTCTTAACGTACGCACGTTGCCTACGTGATAACGCATGCTTCCTAACAAGAACGCTTAATAACGCTTGAGCTGCCTGTCTATCCCAGGCGCACCAGTCTTGAATGTCCTGCAACTCGATGTACATTCTTGATAGCAGGTTCTGTACGAAGTCTCTTGGGAACGGCGTAGTGACTATTGCGCGCCTAACAGTGTCAGGGTCGCTTAACTTGCTTTGCGATTCAATCGATTGAGTCAAGTCAAGATAGCCAAAAGTGCGGCTTGAGTAGATTTCATCTAAGAAGTCGTGTACATATTGAACGTGACATGGCCTCACTAAGACTGATTCGCCTTGATTCGAGAACGTTCGTATCGCCAATGATGCTGCAAGACGTGCTAGCTTGTACCTCATTGAACCTCGATCTACGATAGGAATCGAGTCAGTGAACTTGCTACTCATCTTGCTGCTTAACTCGAGAACTAAGTCAGTGGACTCTTGCTCGAAGATGATGTCAGACGCTGTCCAGCCCCAAAGTATTAGCCGCCGGCAGTCTTCTGACGTGTATTCAGGCGTGCTCATCGGCAGCTTATCATTGATGAGCGACTGTGATACATCCTTTGCAGATACTAACAAGCACGCATCGAATCGACGCACGTCTTCTAGGCTGCCGATGAGTTCTTTAATCGCATCGACACCATAGCTGTAATGATCGATCGGGCTATCGGACCTTGGGTTTGAGAGGGCTATAAGACGTGTACGAGCGTGTGTACGTCGTTTCTCAATCTTAGGTATTTCAGCGACACCGCTAGACCGCATATCAGTTAGTTTGCTGATGACTTCAGTTGAAGTGCCTTTAAGTTCTTCAAGAATAACGAGTCGCTTATCGTGTGTTGGTATAACTCCCCAACTAACGAACCATCGAGACCCCATTTGCTGAAGTCCTCCAAGTAGTCCAGCGACTGTCGCATTCTTGCATTCAACTTTTTCACCAAGACCATAATGTCGTTGAAGATTTATTGTTGTCTCTGTCTTTCCTTGTGCTGAGTCACCGACAATAAGTACCTCAACCCAGCCTTTGATTTTCTTTTGGTCGAACGTAAGGAACAGCGGTGAGTGATATGCCAGGTCAACCATTAAGTGAATCGATCTACGGCCATATATTCGGGTTACATTGCGCTCTAAATCGTCGTATAATGCATCCAACTTTTCTTTAAGACTACTATACGACCAATCCTTTGGCTGGAATTTATAGAGCGTATCAAGGTCCTTTAAACGATAGGAACTTAAAGCGTCTTGGCTTGTCCTGTACTTGCTTATAAGAAGTGTTGACTGCTGCGTTTGTGGATGTGGATACATACGTCCAAGCATCTCGTACGTTTCATTCAAGTCAACACCTTTCCCGATGCATATTGCAGGCTGCATCGATCGATCGATGGAGCGATTCGTTATCTCAAGTCTTGGACTTATTCGCACGTCCTCAACGTTGTAGTAAGACACAGGCTCGAACTCGCAAACTTGACATCGCTTCGGTATCTCTAACTCTTCTTTGAGAGCAGGCATCTGATTAGCTTTAGGTCGAGCGACCATTTCTAATATGGCCGGTGATTCAGCTGCAATCTCGTACGTATGCGCTTCATCGTTTAAGAACACTGGGCATACTGAACAATCTTCGATGTCACGCGGGCACTTAACTTTAATACCTGAAGGTATCACATATGGTGATGTGTCAAGCGTTGACACTGTGCATGTCAAAAGTACGCGCTTGCCAGCACTTGTCGCATTGATAGCATTAACTAAGTCAACGCGCTTAGGCTTTTCCATTACTTCATGCGGCTTCTTGGGCGCTACGAAGTCGTTAGCGTTCTTATACACTGATAAGAGATCGCCGTCTGTCGCTACGAAGTCGTTTATGTCACCTTTTGGGAACTTGCTAGCATCAAGAGGAAGCTTCGCAGTTCTGACTTTGGTAACTCTCGAGAGATGCTTGCACGTATTCACTTGCGACTTAATGCCTTCAGCATCAATGTCATAGCATACTGTCGTTGGCTTATCTTTAAAGTAGTTTGTGAGTCTAGGATCCCAGTTGCTCTCGCCTAAAGTAGACGTGACTACGCCTATCCCATGCTTATTGAGATGTCTTGCAGCGACGATAGCTTTAACTTCACCACCGACTACCAAGATCTCGTTATACTTGAGTTGTTCTATCGGGAATATGCGGACTTTACCTCGCCCTTTAAGATTCCTAAACTTGTCTTTACCAGGCGCACCAGGCAAGTAAAGACGAATGTTGACAAAGTACCCTGATTCATTCTTGATAGGAATCGTAACTCTGCCATCTTTGGTGCCTATTCGATACTTGCGTATGTCATCGTCTGTCATTCCTCGAGCATATAGCTCGTGCAACAAAGGCTTTGCGTCCCAGATGTTAGAGAAGTAGTCTTCTATCACATCAGCCTTGATGACACGATCTGTGTTAAGATCGTAACGCGTGCATAAGTCCTTTTTAACGTCTACACGATTGCTTTTTAAAGCACCCGCTAAGAACGTGACTATGTCACCTTTAGCTCCGCATCCTGCGGTACAGCAGCGGAATCGTTGTTTCTCTACGTTGATTGCACAGCTGGGTGATGAGTCGTTATGAAAAGGGCAGAGACAGCGAACTTCGCTGTCTCCAGCCCAGTTAAAACCCCAGCCGATGCGTTCAAGCTCGGCTATTACATTAATCATTACAGCTCAGGGTTGATAGCGGTTGCATCGATAACTTCATCTTCAAGATCGTGATCGACTCGAAGCGAGCGATCAGCATGTGCTTTCTTCAACTCAGTGTACTGATATGAAGTGAACTTGAAAGTTTCCTCATCGACGAACGATCCGATCGTCTCGTGAGGGTTCTCGATGTCGATGCCGTACCACTGACCTTTGTCATTCTCGCGATAACGAGTCTTGAAGACAAACTTGCAGCCATACATCGGTGCCATACGCATCTTGATGAGAGCTATGAAGTTTGATCCAGCTCGGTGCTCAGCACGAGAGAACGACATGATAGCCGGCAGCATGTTCAAACCGTCAGCGTGTATCAGCACCACAAAGTTAAGGTGCTCGACGTAACGCATCTGTTTGTCAGGCATCTCTGGGCATGGCTCAAAGCGACGCTTAGGATCGCGTGCTCTAACTGCAAGATGCGACTGCGGATCGTATGACGATTCACGTATCATCGGCATGCTGCCTTTTGCTTCGAGAGGATTCCACAGGCAATACTCAGGAAAGAAAAAGAGCGGAGTGAAAATGACCGAATCGCTTTCGTTCTTCGGTCGATTCTTTTCATCGAGTTGAAGACCCACGATACGAATCATCTGAGGAACTAGCACTGCGTCTCCTGGAGAGAACTTGTCTTTGTACTCACCTCGAGACACTGGCTGAACGATCTTAATCCTTGGTGGGATAATGAACTGGCCCATGCCATCAGTGCCAGTGTCCTGAACTTGCATGAACGATGGTAAGTCTTTATTGACAATTGAGAGTGAACTCATTCTGTGATACCTTTCTTTGGTCGAATTGTGACCCCGTATACGGGGTAGGTTTTGTTTGGGTCAACTCCGCGCGGGAGTGGACGCCCATTCGTCAGTAGCTCAGTGACATAATCGACTAAGCCAGGCCAGTGCGGACGCACGGCATCGGTGGCCTGAAGCGCAGTGTCGATGCCTAACGATGACATTAGTTCTTCATACTCTGGAGTTCCTTTCTTTGGTATTTGCGCAGCCATACGGATACGCGGGGTGATGGTGCAATGCGAAGTACGAATGGGATCAGAGTCGCCTTGCTGTGCCCAAAGCATGCAAAGCAGACGTTCAGCCAGTTCATACGTGTTACGAGTTTTCTTTTCGATCTCATCAAACATTCGCATGATCTGACTTATCGAATAAGCCATGTCTGCAAGCTCAGCGATGTCGGCTTCTTCATGCAACTTCTTGATGAAGTCATTATGAAAGCTAGTCCATTCGCTTAGCATTTTCATTGCGAAGTTGAAGTACTCTCTGTTGTGCTCTTTCATCTCCAATAATCCTCATTACATAACGTTGTTCAGCTGCGTGAAAAAACAACATCTTCACATAGCCATAATCTTGACACAAGAACGATGCTGACAGCACCATTGGCACACTAGTGCCGATACACAAGAAGTGATCAGTGCGGTTGTCAAAGCCTAAGGCTCTGATGCGCTTTTTGAACTCCTCTCTAAATCGAGCATGATCGAATATGGATGGACGCGGACCTGTGAAGACGCAAGTTAGCTTGCCATATCTTTCAGCGTCTGAGACGTCATAATCCGTTGGGCTTAAGATAAATACTCTACTCATATCAGTTAGACTTTCTTGTAATAGATACGAAGGTCAGCGATTAAGAGGTGTAATGTGCAGCATCTGCCACCAGCAGAGAAGCCTAACTTCCAGTTCCAACCCGCACCAAACCTACCCCATACATTGTTTCTTGAGCGGTATGAGAATTTGATATCAAAGCTACCAAGTCTCCAAGACCTAGAGAACTCAATGATGGGGTTTGATGCATTCACCTTTAACACACGCAACCAAAAGTCTAATTGGCTTTTATCCTTGTCGCTCATAGTTGTGTTAAGACTCCTGTGCGGATGTCGTTTAAGATGTCTTTGATATCAAGCGTCGATGCAGCATCGAGTCGCTTCTTTGCAACGCGTGTTGCGATGACTGTGTCGATCGTGTTAGGCACCACTACTTCGGTGATACGAACTGGCACGCGAGTTCCTCGACGATGTGCACGATCTTCGCTTTGCTCTCGAAGGATCGCTGACCAGTTCTGTGAGATGTAAACGACGTGCGTGCAATTCGTACTTAATCGATTAGGGTCATTAGGCGGGAACCCGAGTAAGTTCAATCCAGTGCCACCTGCTTGTGGATTGCCAATGAACCAACGGCAGGATGGATCCTCATTAAAGCGCCTCTCAGCTTCAATACGATCATCGAAACTTGAGCCGCCATAGAATACCACAGGGCTCTCGCCAAGTGCTTCTAGACGCTGTTTAATAGCTTGAATATCCTCAACCCAGTTCGACCAAATGATCGTCTTGTCGTTTGGTCCTTTCTCTTCGACTAATGAGGCAATGTAGTCGGCTTTGATGTTCGTTTCAAACGGTATCACGCGACGAGGCGACGTAACGTTGCCATCTTCATCAATGATCGGAGGTATGACGCGGAACGACGAAGTAATTTGACTCAAGCGAAGAAGCTGTGTAAGAATGTTGTTGACAGCGACTGCTTCGTTCTCTGCAGTCTCAAGCGTGTTCTCTATCTCGATGACGAGTTCGTCACGCAGCTTATTGTAAGCCTCGGCTTGGTCAGGCGTCATCTCTACTTCAGCGACGTCAAAGAGCTTGTCTGGCAAGTAAGGCAATGCTTCTTCTTTTGAGATGATAAATGAGTAACGCGACAGCTTGTCTTTGAGGATAGGCAAGTTCTGTGCCTCTTCGAAAGTAAGACCGTGCGTTGACGACTTGTACTTGCCGAAGTACTTGCGAAAACTATCGAATGACCTAAAGCCACTAGTGCCAGGACCCATGAACTCGAATAGAGTGAATAGGTCATTGACGTTGTTTGCTATAGGCGTGCCAGTAAGAACAAGACGCTTTGCAGCGTTGCGCCCGAGCTTCTGCGCGTACTGATTTCGTTTAGTGGTATGTGCTTTGATCATATGCCCTTCATCAAGAACAGCATAGTCAAACTCGATGTTAGTCAACGCGTCCCAAGACTGCTGCAACGTTTCGTAGTTGCAGATGATGACAGAGATAGGTGCTTGTGACTTGATGGCGTTGATGATTTGTGTTAAGCGCGTGATCTGTCCACCACGTAAGATGTGAATGTCACATTCTTGAGTAGCGAACTTCTTAAACTCAGATGCCCAGTTCGCGCGAACATTGGGCGGGCATACGATGATGCCTCTGTATTTGGGCTTAGCACGTTGCTTAGCATCATTGCATATTGCAGCAATAGCGACTGCAGTCTTGCCAGTGCCTTGCTTCATGAATAGCCCGTAGCCTGGGAGCTTAAGAGCATTCACCAAGCCAACGCGTTGATATGGTGAAAGACTACCAAAGTCAATGTTTGGGTCATCAGGCACGTCGCCTTCAAGCTTAAACTTGGCTACGCATTCAGCAGACAAGCGTGATGCTTGTAAGACAGCTTGCCAGTAGGTGAAGACGATTTGAGCATCATCATCGAGCTCGACTTGATTGCCCTTTTCACGATACTTGACGATGCGCTCAACTGACACGTCGCTAGCTGCAACGCGGATGTAGCCGTCGTCGAGACGCTTCATGTCTGGCATCGTCTGCCAGTCTTGCCTTAGGCCATAGAACACAACTCTTCGGCCGTCAGGCTGGCCGATGAACTCTCGAAGATGGAAGAAAGATCCATCCTCACTTAACGATACGTGAAGAATGTACATGCGTGTTATCTCCTGCAAAGGATTATACCTGCGGGCCTTGTGGAAGATGTAAGTAGTGCTCTACACACTCGAGAACGTACTCGGGTGTACACTTAAAATGTAGAGCGACTATCTTGGCAGCTTCATTATAGCAACGTTCGTACATCGTGTCAACCGGCAATGTGAATGGGAAGCCGTACGACGAGCACATGGCTTCTTCCATTTGAATACTTAAGATCATTCGTTCATATGATGGCAGTCGATTAAGTACTCTCATCGTCGTGCGTGCGATAAGCTTATTCACTTTCAAGTTCCTTGATTAAGAGATTGAGTTGACGGAGTTGTTTGCGAAGAGCAGTCTTCTCTTCAGGGAGGCCCATGTGTAATGCTTCCCAGAGCACGTGCCCTTCTT